TAAACCTTGGGCTAACAAAAGGTTTATATCTGTAGATGGCCACAACTATACAGGCATTAACTGTATGTGGTTAGCATTTGCAAAGTATGACCGAAAAGTTTGGGGTACATACAAGCAATGGGCTAAACATGAATGTCAAGTTAGCAAAGGAGAAAAGAGTACTAAGTTATTGTTCTTCAAGAAATATTTTAAAGAACATGACAAAGGTAGAGTAGAACTTAATGGTAAGAAAGGAGATATACAAAGATACCTTAGAATGTTTGATGTATTTAATATCGAACAAGTTGAAGGTAATACAGGTAAGTTTGAGAAGTTTGATATATTCGAAAACAAAGTTAATGATGTTGAGAGTGCAGAAAACTTTATCAAAAATACCAAAGCAGAAATCAAGAGCGGAGATAAAGCATGTTATGTACCGAGTATGGATTACATTACCATGCCTGATAAAGAAGCATTTATCAATACAGAACATAGTACCGCTACTGAAAACTATTACACTACATTGTTCCATGAGATGACTCATTGGACAGGTCATAAAGACAGGTGTGATAGAAAGCTATCAACAAGATTTGGTACAAGCGAATATGCATTCGAGGAGCTTGTTGCCGAACTAGGTTCTTGTTTTATAGCTACTCATCTAAACATTACTTCTAGTCCAAGAGAAGATCATGCACATTATCTGAACTCATGGATTAAATGTTTAGAAGATAATGATGATGCAATATGGAAAGCATCATCACTTGCAAATAAATCATTTGATTATTGCAAGAACTTACAACCACAAACAAATGCAATCAAGGAGGTAGCATGAAAGTAAGTACAGATGACTTTAAGTTTATACTTCAAACTCTTAACAGAATTGATAGCAATGCTGAAGTAGAGTTTATTGGAGATGCTTGGAGAGATGGCAAGGTAGAATATAGAAGTCTTGACTCTATACAAATTTGCTTTGCAAAAGAAAAAAATGAGAACACAAAACTCATTATAAATATAAGTTAGGAGGAAATATGGGGCAGTATCATAAACTGATTAACATAGACAAAAAAGAATATGTTACAGGTTGGGATATAGGAATCTTTGCAAAACACCTAGAGCAAGTAGGATATGATGGATCAATGTCTGATGTATTATATATTCTTATGATTGCTCAGGGTAATGAGCATAGAGGTGGCGGAGATATTGATGGCCATGATATTATAGGATCATGGGTTGGAGATAGAGTCGCTGTAGTAGGAGATTATTTTGATGAAGAAAAAGATAATCCATTGTTCAAAGGTCTATATGAAAAAGTAGATACTAAGAACTCAGGATATAAAAATATATCTCCTGCAATAAGAAGTATGTTACCAAAAGTTTTTCCCTTTAAATTCAAAAGGGATTTTTGGATAACAAAAGAATCTAATGGTATTGAAAGAAAAACTTATCATTGGAAAAGAATAGCAACAAGGAGGAAATATGAGTAATACATTCTATAAGAATGTTGGTTTGTGGATGCGTATGGTTAGAGATAGCCAAAGTAAAAAACATACACAAACAAAAGTCGGTAATCATCTTGGTGTAACTTTTCAACAAATACAAAAGTATGAAAGAGGTATGAATTGTATAGGTTTAGAAAAGTTTTATGATGTATGTAAGCTATACAATATATCAGATAATATGATTGGCGATTTGCTAAGGCAGTTTAAAGAAACACCAAATGCTGAAACTGATTTAGCAGTACCACAAAAAATACTACAAGTTATTGATGGAGGTAAACATGAATAGTGTAGATAAATCATCAAAGGATTTGGTTACAGAATGGAAACATTTTCATGTAAAAAATCCTGAAGTCTATGAATTGTTTAAGCGGTTTTCATTTGAAGCAATAAACAAAGGACATCTTAGACTATCAAGTGAAATGATTATTAATCGTATCAGATGGGAAACAAGTGTAGTTACTTCTGATAAAGATTATAAAATCAATAATGATTATAAACCATTTTATGCTAGATTGTTTATGGAGGAACATCAAACATATGGTAACTTTTTTAATACAAGAGGAAGCCATGCAGATAACTTAGATTGGAAAGAGTATGTTGTACAAACAGCTGGTTACTCAACTTAAAACAAGAAGAGTTAATCTAAGAATATCAGCACAAGAACTAGCACAAAAGATTGGTGTAGCTGACTCTCTCATTACCGCTTGGGAGAGTCAGAAAAAAATACCTAATGCAAGTAACTTTATAAATTGGGCTAATGCTTTAGATTGTGAGTTAGCATTACATCAATTCAAGACACCGCCTGATAATTGGCAACCAAGTGAACAAGTCCTTAATTATTTATTAAATCAATATGGAAGTGAGGTAGATATACATTATGAAAAAGAACAATTCGTTGATTACTACAAAAGCAATGGAGTCCTTAAAGCAGACTGGGATGCTTGTTTTAGAAACTGGATTAGAAGATCAATCCAATTTAGTAACGATAGAAGATCGACTAAAACATTCAACAGTCCATATGATTCCAAGTCTATTCAAGAAAGACGCAAAAGAATCTATGATGTTGCGAGTGTGGGAGATCAGACAAGCAATGAGAAGATCAGAAAAATTAGCAAAGAATAATATTGATACCGAAGCAATAGATATTATTCAAACAATGGCTAACAAGTTACAACCTTGTAACCGCAAACAAATAGCAGTATGTATAGAAACTATTGCTAGTACCTTTTCAATTAACATACCGAATGAATTGGGGCTGGAACAATACTTTAGAATACTTCTAAAGTACCCAGCTTCAATGCTTACAGAATGTACTGATGACATTATCAAGACATTCAAATATCCAAGATTGCCATTACCTAAAGAGTTTATTGATAGGATTGACACCAACTTTGAATACCACAAGGGCTGGTTGCAAAACATAACAAAGACTTTTTATGATCTTGAATTATATGTACAAAATGGTAATATAAATAAAACAAATAAGGAGTAAACATGAAAACTAATGAAGTTAAAAAAACTCCAATAGAGATTGTAGATCGCACAACTATTCTTGGCGGATCAGATGCGAATAGAATAATGCGTGGCGATTGGCATACTCTTTGGCTTGAAAAGACCAAGCGACAAGAACCTGAAGACTTATCTTGGAACTTACCTGTTCAGATAGGATTACATACCGAAACAGTAAACAAAATGTTTTTTGAGAAAGAAACAGGAATAGAAACTCTTGATCCTGTTTTTACTGAAACTAATATCATAAAGCAAAAAGAATTTATGTATGCATCTTATGATTTGGTTGCTGAACAAGAAAAAACAATTATTGAACTAAAACATACCAATTCAAATAATACTTTAGATAATTGTATTAGTACATATATGCCACAAGTACAACATTACTTGATGGTAAGCGGATATGATTATGCTTATCTATCTGTAATCTTTGGTAATCAAAGACATGAAGTATGTAAGATAGATGCAGACAAAGATTATCAAAAGAAACTATATGATATAGAAAAATCTTTTTGGTCTTATGTTACTAAAGATAGAGAACCTGAAAAACTAGATACGAGTGAGTTACCAAAACTTGCTGGTAAAATTAAAATCAATGACATGAAAACTATTGACTTTAATGAAACAGGCAACAATGAATTTCTATCCCATGCTAGTAGATGGGAAGAAACAAAACCTACAGCAGAAGAACATAAAGCACTAGGATCAATCTTAAAAGGATTCGTACCTAATGATGTTCGTAAAGCTACAGGTGGCAATGTTCTTATCACAAGAACAAAAGCTGGTTATTTAACCATTAAACAAAACCAAAGGAGGTAGAGAATGGCTAAACCACTAGACAATAGAGTAAAAGAAATACTCAGTAAACTTGGCTTTGATCCTAAGCAATGCTTATGGGATTGTCATGGAACTTGGGTAATGTACCACAGATATATTGAGATCGCAGGAGCAAAGAACTCAATAGCATATGATCTTACCGAGATAGAAACCAATTCAAAAGATGGCATAGTATGTATTAAATGTATCGCTAAACGAAATGGAGATACAGTTATTACTTATGGAGAAGCTAGTCCTAAGAATACTAGAAATGCTTATCCATATGCTATGGCCGAGAAAAGAGCAGTAGATCGTGCAATCTTAAAACTATTAGGATTACATGGCTTTGTCTATTCAGAAGATGAAATGGATTTAAGTCAAACTAATACTAATAACAATAAGATTGGATCAAGTGATACTGATGTATTAGAGAAGTTTCAAAAAGAAATTGACGTTTCAAAGAATGCAAAAGTATTAAAAGGATATGGACAGATGTACA